TAAAAACACAAATAAAAACGCTTTGATTTTTTTTAAATAAAAACAACCGATTATCAACAAACAAAAACACTTAAACAAAGAAGGCGCTGTGAAGCGCCTCAATCATAAACAAAACAATCTCTACAAAACAAACACAGTTAAACAAACATAAAAAGAGAAAGATAAACAAAGTAAAGAACAGTAAAGACGTAAAAGCAGAGCAATAAGTTGCAATAAGGGCTAAAAAGAGGAATAGAGTGGAAAAAGATGGGAATAGGGGGCAAAGGGGGCAAAAGGGAGTAAAAGGGGCAAAAGAGAGTGAAAGGGAGTAAAAGGAGGCAAAAGGGGTACCCACAGGCCATTCTTTATACTTATATAATATCTATATATTACTTTATCACAACTATATCTTTTTAAAATAACCATATTTTTATGAGTTATTTTGCTAAAACAGGTATATCTCTACATATCACGGCGCTTCTGCAATCTGCATTTAAAGGCCATACGTTTAGATTTCCTAGGGGGTAAACACTTATGCCTACTCTAGGAATCTGCATTTAAAGGCTCTATTGCAAGATTCGCAGCGCGCCAATATATTCTACCATAGGGAACTTGGCTGGGTTTGGGTCGGGTCAGGGCAGGTCAGGCAGGTAAATCAGGTCAAAAAGTAGGTAAAAACAGAATCGGCGCGGAAGCACCCCCTTTCGGGGGTAAAAATAGGTCAAAAAACAGGTCAAATCAAAAAAGCAAAATCTGCATTTAAAGCACGTACGTTTAGATTTCCTAGGGGGTAAACACTTATTTTTTTAGGTCTCAATTCTTTCGCCTCAAAATCTTGTCTCGGCGCTGCTATAGTCTGCCCCCTTTCGGGGGCATACCCCCTGTCGGGGGTAAAGCCAGGTTAAGCTAGGTCAGGCTGCTAAGCCAAGCTGCAGTTCCTGCGAAGCAGGTAAAAAAAGAGCAGGCAAGAACGCGGCGAAGCCGCGTAAATAAAAGGTAACCTGCCGAAGCAGGCACTGGTCAACCAAAGAGGCAGTAGTACTCAAGGGCACACACCGCTAGGTAAAGCGGTAGTATGCGATTGATCTTCACTATCGCCGCCCCTCGGAACATACCTGCAGTGTACCACCTTTGGAATAAGCCCCAAGCAGTTGCAGATAAGATCAGGTACAGCAGTTTATACATTACCACTTCCTGTTAATCATAGGGTTAAGTACAGGGCGCTTACGTAGCACCCAACGCTCGGAACCATCATACTCATGGCGCTCAAACCAAGTATCATTGTTCAGAAGGATGAATCCAAACAAATGCTGCGAGCCATAGCCTGCATCATAGTTGAAGCTCATCCAATCTTTAAACTCCTGATACTGGGACGCTGTGAAGATCTTCCAATCGGTATGTTCCCAACTAGGGTCATACCGAACCTGAGCACCTGCGAACAACTCACTCAGAGGAGGTAGATCCTCTAGAGTCCAATGGTCTACGATCTCGAGATACGCGTTCATTAACCCTCCTTACAGCAACAGTTATTGCCTGCTGCAAAGTGATTGCGAGCTGATCGGGGACAGCCGTACATCTTGACACGCATAGCGTGCTTCTTAGCTGTGCGGTTTGCCAAGAGCCAAATCATATTGTTTGGCATCCCAACGTAACGACATGCGCTGTGAACGACATCGCTGAGCTCTTCAAGATTCTTATCTTCAAGAAGCTCTTTGACCTCGTCCATGACATCAGAAAATGTGGGACGCCCCAACATATTCATGCCTTTAATGTAATGTTTACGACTGCTCATATATACTCCTTTATACTGGTGAGCAAGAAAGACTTAACAAGAAAGCCCGCCTTTAGCCGCGTAAATAAAAGGACTACCCGCAACCCCGCAGGGATACAGGTAATCACTTTTTTAGCGCGAGACTTCCTTAACGCAGTAGTCCCATATCTCTTTGCTTGCTACAGGTACAGGTTCAGTACCTACAGGTATTGAGTGTACCCGACTGATGCAACTACGCATCTTGTTTTCGACTTCATCGGCTTTCGCCACATAAAGTAGCGTGAACAACCCCATCCAAATGAAGGCTGCTAGCGTTGCAATGCCAAGGATCTCGACAATCATTTGGATTGCGTCTCTCATCTCCCCTCCCACCTTTGTATCTCTTTGATCAGAGGGATCAATCCTGGAAACACTTCATTAGTTAGGCCTTTAACAGTAATGTTGTTAAGACTCATTTCTTGCTTGAAGAGGTCAATTGCTTTATCAATAGTGCGTAGTACAGTAGTAGCTTGGGGATGCGACTTATCCCACGCCTCTTCATTGTCTGCGAGGACATTGGTAGCTAAACTGCCAACGCCGTTGAGAAGTGTTTGGTAAAGCGCTACCATCAGCGCTCGCGCAGCAGGAGATGCGAATAGCTCTAAAAGTTGTTCGCCATCATAAGGAAGCTCATTGGTAGTAGACATAACGTCTTTCTCCTATTATTATTAGAAGCACCACATAGTGAATAAGAAATAGATGATAGCCACGGTTAGCTGATCATCATTCATTTTTTAGTGCTCCGAGTTTACAGTTTCTGGGTTTGCATCAGCTTCACGCTGTGCACGAATATAGTCAGTGACCTGACGTTTATAGTTGTTTAGTAATTTGACCGTTTCCTCGCTTGCTCCGATGCAAGCAAGTACAAACAACAGTCCAACCGCCAAGACAACAAGGTGTAGTATCGCAGAAACGATAGGTACGGTTCGCCAAGCCATCCACGCGAAGATTACACAGCCTAGAACTTTATAGACGGGATGTAATTCCCGCCAAGTCTCCATAACCTTGAGCCTAGCATCAGCCAGTGCGGTAGCAGTCTCAGTCATTAGGGACGACCACCTTTGGCTTAATCGTGAGTTGCTTGGTGTTAGCATACACCATTACACCACCAACTTTACGCTTAACGCCATCGGCGCTAGCAGGTAGTGGGCGATTGTCGGGTGCCACGACGGGTTGCATATCCATGGACTCAATCTCATGGATAAGCTCAGCGATGGCTTTGATTTGTGCGCCTGACCTGTAGTCAGGTAAAGTAGCGAGATCCAGGAAGCATGCGTAGCTCCCTTCTCGCTTACAGGGAGTAATGCGATAGTTGTACGACGAGCCGTTCTCGCCGTCAATAGTGATGAGCGTACCACGCTCGTTGACATTTTTGAGCCAAGACATAACGTCTCTCCTCTTCCCCTCCGAATAGGTAACAGCGAAGCTGAGGGTTAAGCAACGCTTAAAAGAAAGCTCGCCTTTAGGCGAGCCAATAAGAGGCACCTCTCTCACAGGTGCGCATCGATCGGTCGCATCAGGTTGACTCCTGATGACAAGCGAGACTCTATCAGAACGGCGCAGGATCCGTTTGAGCTGTCGGTGCTGCGGTAGCACCCCAAGCAGCAGCCTGGTTAGCACCCTCAGTGGTAGAAGGCGCAGCTGGCTTAGCGGAGGTCACACGGTCGTCCTTACGACAGACCCCTAGAGGTCGACCGTCAGGGGTGAAGTGACAGCGTGTCACCGCAATCACCTTACCGTCAGCGAGGGTGTCGTGATTGCTCCTAAAAGGGTAGAATCCCTCAGGAGCAGTAAGCGACAGTCCAAGCGTCAACAAGCCGAAGATCACATCACGCTTGGCGACGTGTGGTTCTAGGGTAGTCCAAGCGCTGTTGCCTGCACTTTGACCCTTGTGGCTGATACCAAGGATAGTATAGCTCTCACCTTCGCGAGCAAAGCCCTCATCAATAGTCTCGAAATTGAGACCCTCCTTGAGTGCCTTGATGAGGCTCGGGGCTTGCTCAGGCCCAGCGAGCTGACTGATTTGCGTCTCTGCAAACGCAAACCCTTTTCGGAGCCACTGCTTATGTGGCTCTGAGAGAGTGTAGGTTTTAGTAGAGCCCCGTCGTGGGGCTAGGGGAATAGAAGAAGACCAAGCGCTCATATTTAGCTCCTGTCCAAGAGTGTGTCTCTAATCACCTCTGATCCACTACGGTCAGAGAAGAGACTTAATAAAAAAACGCGCCCTTGGGCGCGTAAATTAAAAAGGCCCTTCCCCCTAGTCTTCTGACAAAAACGCGTGAACCTCTGTGAGTCTACGATCGGCGTCAGCGACCGCTTCCCAGACGTCGCGCCACGCGCCTTGAGGCCCTTGGTCACGCACGAAGACTCTCGCCCGCTCGCTGAGCTTTGCGCTCCCCTCTAGACACGCTCCTGTCGCTAAGTCAACTCGCATAATCATCTCGGCATAAAGCTCGGCATATTCATTCTGTGGAGACAGGATACTCAGCGCGCATAAAAGTCGATCTACTTCCAATAGAGCTCGCATGAGCTCTAGCGACGCCGTATCTGGATCTTTAAGGACCTCAACGAAATAATCGGTGACCGCTAAATAATCACTCTCTAAGATCGCGAAATCTCCCCATTCTGGATGTCGCGAGAGCTGACTCATCGACTCTGTAAGAGGCGCTATGAACTGCGGGTTTTGTATGTGCTGGTGGAGTCGCTGAGCCCGAGCGATCGCGACGATGATATCTGTCGCTTCGCCGACTTGAAGAGGCTCACCTGCGTCGATCGCGCGAGCTCGGTCTAAAGCTTGATTCAGCTCGTTCAAGACTCGAAGTTGATTGGGAGTCATAGACGATTGGTTACTAGATGTCATGGTCTCACCTTCACGGCGCTTTCTCGAATTCTTTTTTGGGGTCCATGGTATACTCCTTGCCCCGCATTATAATGCGGGGCTGCTGGGATTTAACTTAATAGGAAAACGCGCCCTTGGGCGCGTAGATAAGGGAACCATCAGTGGGCAACCCCCACTCCTTTCAGAGTGCTTGCAAAATGAGGGACAAACCTCTCTCAAACTCTCCGCGTTGCTGAAGGGCGTTATTGACGACTACCCACCGACTCACTCTCGGAGCTAGTAGGCGGAGAGAATACAGAGGCGCAGCTTCTACGATAGAAGCAAAGCGCTCTTCTACGTAGTCACAGAGCTCTGTGTCTCTAAACATGGCCTTATACTTCCGTGCGATGAGCACGAGCTCATCACACCACTGAAAGTACTCCATAAGCATGAGCGCCGTAGCGCCCCCGTGGAGTTTCCTTTCGAAGGCACTCAAAGTGCCATCGAACTCCGTCTCGGGGATAGCATCCTCGAGACAAAACTTAATGATGCTCTCCTCGAGGAGTGGTTCCCCGAGCGCTCGGTTGAGTTTGAGAGCGGCAAGCAGAACCTTAGTGCCGTCTCCACACTCCCACTCATCAAAGGGTTTGGATACGGCCTCAGCGATTTCTTTACGGAGGGTTGTGGCGTGTGTTGAAGAGAAAGAAGGTGTGGCTGTCATGACGACGCCTTTCTGCCGTTTAAGGCAAAAGAGAAAAGATTAAACTTAATAGGAAAACGCGCCCTTGGGCGCGTATGCTTTAGTTAACAATACAAGATTAAGGAAAGGTGACTAAGCAAATAAAACGATAAGTACAGGTAACGATTAAGCTTGGTTGCTAAAAGCTATGCGGGATCAGGCTTGGTCAAACTGCAGGTACAGGTGATTAAGCTTGGAAGAGTGGGGCAGGCGGAGTGATTGAAAGCAGATAGATTGAGAGGAAGCAAGCTATGCTTGGCGGAGTTGAATGAAGGACAGTTTTGTAGGTAAATAAAAAAAGGGCGGAGTAAAATAAAAAAAGACCGCTTTTGCTGATAAAATGCAAAAACGATCAGCTTTTACTTAAAATGCTACTAAAAACTTAATATTTTACTTAAAAAACTGGAGGCGGTGGAGGTGTATTACAAGTTAAATACTCCTGATATTTTTGTTGCGCCCAAAAAGGTTGAGGCAAAGAGATTAAATAAGTGGATTCTAAAATCTTATGCATCTTAAAAATCCAACGAACTTTATCAACGCAATTCCATGAATAAAACTTAGTACAACCTGCACTTCGAGTCATTAGTAAAGCAAAAGCTTCTGCTTCTTCCTCAGCCTTATTAAAAGCTGAGTAATTTGAATGAGGAGAATCGCTTTCAGTCCTGACAAGGTTTTCGGCAACGCCTTGTTGTTGTTGAAGCAAATGCATGTACTCATGGTACAGGTTATATACAAGCCTATCGTATTGTAACGCAGACATCGGAAAGCGCCAATCTTTAGCTTTGTAATAGATTGTATTTGGTACATTCTGATCAACAAACATAGTAGCTGCTGAATAGTCTTGAAAAGAGACTAGCTTGACTGGGATGGGCAACCCCAAACTGTCAAAAACCTTTTGGTGCATCATTTAAGCTCTGCCAGTAAAGCTTGGATCAAATCTTCAGGTACAGAAAAGCCCTTATAGCCTTCGGGAAGTAGAGGGGTCTCAGGACGATTGAGAAGCTGAACGCCCTCCAGGTCCTGGCAAGCCAGAAACGCTGCAGGCGTTCCTGGCAAGATAATACCAGGCTCATTGATTGGCATGGCACCAGTCAAACCATCCCTCATCAAGATGCCGTCTTTGACATAATAACCGTAGCCATAGCAACGGTCGACGGTCTTCCAAAGTGTCAAGTCTCGACGATAAAGCCAACGATTACTTTTGACGTTAAGATTGCCTGTATTTTGTACAGGCTTCTGATTGCCAAACAGTTGATCTGCACAACTCGCGTAGATCTCTTGGCTTAACAACTTCAAGAAATTCATTAGAGAACTCTCCTATTCTCGACAGCTCTTAGAACGCTGTCTAGGTTAAAGAACTTTCGTCCTTGGAAATGCCAGATAACACCACCATCTCGGACTACTTGCGCAAGCACCAAGTCGTTGGGTTTCTTAGTGCTAATAAACTCAGCGAGTTGAGTCTCGAAGTACAAAACCTTCCAAGCTTGAGAATCTTCGAGACGGTAACCGCTCCCACTGTTAGACATCCCGTAGCCTTGATTCCCCAAGAACTCAAAGGCGCCATCATTAAGCCGAACTAGTGATCGACCTGATGAATGCGGCGGTGCATCAAATCTCAACCAGTTCTTAATGTGTGACAAGGGTTGTTTCTGCTTGTTAATCCACACGATGTTATACTTAAACAGTATGGGTAAGGCTTTCTCCACTTGTAGGCCAAGCAGATTGAGACTAAGCAACGAGTAGAATCGAGCCCTGTTCTCAGTAATCGCCTTGCCTTGAACCTGCATACCTCTGAAGCAATCCAAAGGGCGGATCGTTGCATAATGCAACGCCCTAATATCATCAGGGTACTTAATGCCAGAGTTTCCGAAGAAGCTGAAGCTTTTCAACGGATAACCTCTACTCGCTAGTCGCTTAATAACCGCGTTCTGTATGGTACGCGAGTATTGAGCTTCAGGAAGCTGTTGCTGATTGACCAATCTTTGCAAGATGGCTTCTGCAGCTAAGAACCTTGAAGCAAACAAGTTCTCAGGATGTAAATCTTGAGGAACCTTGACTAGCTCTTCCTTAAATGCACCCTTACTGTCGAAAAGGCGTGCTGGAAATTGAGCTACCTTGGCGAAGGACTTCAACTTTCTAGCCCACTGGTCGGTAGAAGCTAAAGAAAGCTTGATCGCTGTTAAGAAATCCTGAGAAACCTTATAAGCGTCATGCCTTAGCAAAGCAACCTTCAGCGCCCTTGTAGCATCGGCCACAAAACCTCGACTCGTCAACACAGACTCCTTGTCGTGCTCGAGAATCCGAGCAAGACCTTCAAAGCAAGCCTGCGGGGAAGACCATTGGACCTTACCCTCGTCAACGAAGTACAAGCCTTGAAGCAAGTGCTCTAGTCCTGCAAAACGCTCGCGCTTTACATAGACGTTGAGCTGAGAAGGCAGTAGCTGATACTTGCTGCCGTTCTTTTTCTCGAAGGGCTCGAATCGCTTAAAGAAACAACCCTTGATCGCTGCCTCAAGCCGAAGAGTCAGCCCCGAGAATAGGTTTTCCTCACTCCTCTCCAGCACCTCAGCAATTAGCATTTGAGCTGTGCACTGAGGGATCTTGGCGTCTCCGACCTTAGAGTCATTCCTGAACAGCATCGCAATCAGCTCAATCGCTGTTAGAGTGAAGCTGTCAGGATGCTCTACATTTCCTACTCGAACCTCACGATCTGGGTGGGAAAGCATCTCTTCAACGCTGTTGGCATCAAGACCAATGACGCTGTAAAGGCACCTCAAGACTTGACTGCGCTTGAGACTTCCGCCATCAGAGCGATAGTTCTCGTCAAAGAACGTACCGACTTCGATGTTGATTTGAGGCCAGAAATGATCGAGGTGTTTCCCAACACCAGCTTTCTCAGCACCAGCTTTTACCTTCTTAGGGTAGCCAATGATGCTCTCGATCAGTTCGCGACCATCGTGGATGTAATAATCCATGAAGTGAGTCGCATTGCGAACCAAAGCGCTGTTCGCGTAGGACTGAGCGAAAGCTGTTTGAGCAGCTTTGCCATGCTTGCCGAATTTCACGCCAACTACACGACCCTTCCTGTCCTTCACGTCGACCGTCTTGAGGAGGTCAGTGATGTCCTTCTTGAAGGCAGCCAAGCCTTCAATTGAACCCCAGCCTTCAGCGCCTTGACGTGGTGGCTGAATCATAAACGAGCCAGCTGCGTATATTGAATCAAAATCGAAACACGCATTTGACTTGTCTATGAGGTTGATGCGCTCCATCCTTGACACCTCGATGTAATAAGAGGCGTCATTAGGGGCAAGGAGTTTTTCAACCTTGCTCAAGCTCTCAAGCTCATCTTGAGACGCGACTCGATAAATCTTTGTCGTGTCTGTGTCATGGACAAACTGAGAATTAGCCTTGAACAGCTCATATTGCTCATCGTCAGAGACAACGATGCGCACCATCTTAGAGCCAATGGTCTCTACCCTCTTACCTTGTCGGTGACAAAGCTTGAAGGTGACGAAGTTGACCTTCGAGAAGGTATTCTTGACCAAGTAGGCTTTTGCCGCTTCAGGGGTAATCTCTTGGCCAAAATCCATGAGCCAAGACCCGTCCTCTCTTTTTTGATCATACATAATCAAGCAGAGGATGTCATACACTCTCTTTGCCCAGTCGATCGAGACCTGAACGGTCGACGACAACGTGGAGTAAGCCTGCCAAAGGCGATGACCATACTCGTTCAAGACTAAGTTCTCATCGGTCTGAGCAAGGGCTCTGATGAGAAGATCAGGCGCACCGTTGCTACCTGCGCCAATAGGCCCAGTTGGCGTGCTGCCCAACTTGAACAGGATCGCCCAAAGGCTGTCTGCATCCTTGAAAAGTCTGCCGCCAACCCTTTTGTTGATCTTCACCAACGTGGCAAAGTTAAGTCCCAATGGGCTAGGGATCTTAGTGCCACCCATGCTGTAGGCTTGAGCAACTAATGGGCACTCAACTCCGAACAGCTCAACGAACTGCGCCTGCTCAAGGTCGAAAGGCACTCCCTCATAGATCGAGTTAGCTTTACCAAAGTTGATTGCCAACTTCTTCGACATCTCGATCTTGACGGGCCTGAGGTCGTTCGCCTCATAGAATTCGCGCCAGAAACGCTCGGTACCCTGACAAAGCTTGACGAAGGCTTCATCGAAGTCGACGGTGACAGTATCGCCGTCATCATCGCCTTGCATATCCTCGACGTCATTAACATCTATAAGGATGATGCGCGAGTCGATCGCGATCACTTCTGCCGTCTCTAGCATGGACGTCAACATAGAAGGCAGCTTCTCCAAGGCTGCCTTACGACTAAGCTTCTGCTTGAACATCAAGCGTTCAACTACGACCTTGAGGCGACGGTTGTCGAGCTCAGAGCGCTTAGACTCACGCTTGTCAAGAGCTGCGAGTAACTTGACGATGAGTTCGCGGTTCAAGGCTACAGGCGCCTGAATGGCGCTTGGCACGATCAGAGGTGATCGCCATGCAGCCATTGACCTCGGCATGAGACGGTGGTTACCATCTACCTCAACCCAGAGATCGCGACAACCATCTTCTACAATGGTGAAACCGCTATACCCCTTATCCTCCATGAGGATCCTACGAGTAGGACAAATAGTCTTGTCCGTGTTCGTGAAGAATCTCCAGAAAGAGGAGACTGGGTTTCTCAGCAAAGCTTCAGGGAAGCGTACTGTGCACGCCTTACCCACAACCCCGCTGAGAATCTTATCCAGCGTCGGGATCTTAGTGCTGCCCTCTTCCCTGTGAGAGAACCTCTCAAGGAACTTCTCCATCAGGAAGTTGTACTCTCCAGACTCAAATGCTGGGGCAATCAAAGGCGCTGCCGTTTGGAAGCTCATTGACGTTGAGCTCTTTTCGGGAGCGTCAATGATCGACCAACCGTAGGTCGGCGCCTCAAGGACTGCAAAGCCACTTACGTGGTTGAGGTAGTCCTGAAGAGACTTAGGCTCATAAACTTCGCCATCTGCGTCTGCGATTGAAGCTAGAACAACCTCTCCGCTATCAAGCTTAAGCAAGTCTTGATAGTTTATCAGGTGCGAGTAAGTTTGCTTACCCATCCCCTTCAACTCGCCTACCTCATAGCCCATCACATAAGGCAAGTCCTTATTGGTGTCGAACCAGCTATCCCACCGCGCCATGCGGTAGAGAGACTCCTGATCTCGAGACCCCTTGAACAGGTAGTGGCCCTTCTCGTCAAGCACCTCTTGGAGTTCAGGAGAGATTGGGTCTCCTTGTCTCCAGGCCTTGACTTCATCCTCGAACTCATCCAGGTCGCCCAAGTCTTTGACGACATTTCGAATGTTGTTTACAGACCACAACTCACCATTAAGGATGGTGAAGCGAGCGTGCACGCTGAGGCCTTTGTAGAAGGCGCCGAAGAGCTTGCCAGCTTCCTCTTTGATCGAGAAGCTGCGGTGCTGCCCGTAGAAGAGGAAGTTATTGACGGCACCCCCATCTGTGCCTGGGGTCAGGTTGACGTGCTTAGCGTCATAAAGGATAGTGACGCAATTGCGACCACTCCCGTCCCAGTCAGAGTTGATGGGAAGGTGGTGATCCGACCCGATCTTGCTGACTGGCTTAGCGTTGAGCAAGCTTAAGCCATAGGCGCCAACTTCCGACATGTTCTTGAACAAACAGTCTAAGACTCTGGCCAGAGTGCTGAGATTTCCCTCAGTGTCGGCAACTTGGATCAACATGCGAGATCCGTTGTTGGCGAGGCAGATGAACCCATATTGGATGCAGATTTCTGCCACGGCCTTCCAAAGCTGAGGAGACTCCTTGGTCTCTTGAGAAAGACCAGTCCGAGTAAACGTCCAAACTCGAGTCTGCTCCAAGAGCCCCTCATCGCCCAAGATCTTAGCCAGAACAGCAAGTCCTGAGTCTTGACGTCCTTGCACAGAATCTTTGAAATCCACTAAAAGGTCATCCTGACCAAGCTCAGTGAATTTCATCTGAACAGCAGACAGGTCTCCGAAAGCAGCTCCACTTTGGAGACCTAGAGTTTGAGCACGCTCGAAAATGACCGAACTCAAAATTTGAGTAGCCTCCTTCAGCTCCTCTGCGTAGCTTGCAGAGTCAGCCTCTTCAAGCGCCACCTTGCGCTTGAGTTTATTGTAAAGGCCACTGAACTGGTGGGCCCATTGAGTCTTCTGAATCGAAGACTTGGTGGTGGCCAAGCGCCGTTTCACCAAGTTGATCCGCTGACTGATACGGTTCCAAGACCTGACATCTTGGAACACCTCAAGCCCGAAGTGCTCTCGTTGAGCCGCGACCAGTTCGCGTTTCTTGCCAGCGAGGATCTTCTTGAACTCATGTTCAATCTGTCCCGCAAGAGCTGGGCTCTCAAAGCAGTCGAGGAAGAACTCCCTAGGCAGAGACCGAAGGTCTTCTAGAACCTGAGAAAGCTCTAGCTCGTACCGTGCTACAAGGCAGACCTTCTGCCTCATAGAAGATGCTGAGCTTAAGTCGAGCTCTACGAGTTGACCTTGAGTCAACTCTTCGAACCAGGCAACCGCTAATGGCAATGCGGCTTCCTGAAGAGCTTCGCGATGCATCTGCTTCAGGCGCTTGACTACTCGCCAGTTAGGGAGGTCATCATCAAGCTCAGCGAGAGTGTTAAACAGCTCTCGCTTTTCAGCCAAAAGCTCCCGATCATCAGGGGCGGTCTTGAGCTCATCAAAGACGCCATTCAACGCCTTTTGGGTTTGCTTGCGCATTCCCAAAGTTGCGCTGAGGTCGTCGATGAACTTTTGCCGCCCATCGAGATCCATACTCAACATCTTCTCAAGACGCTTTTCGACGTCAAGAGAAGGATCGTGGTTAAGCAACAACAGTTTCACTTATTTACTCCTAAACTTAGGACCTGGCTGTACCAGACCCTAGGGTTATCAAACAATTCTTTGGGCACTTGGGCGTATCCAGAGGAGGCCAAAAGCTTCAAAGACACTAGAATCAGTGTCCAGAAGACAATGATTGCCATCATCTTACTTGGCCACCTTGATGCCGACGTGGCCAGCCTCACAAAGCTCAAACAATGGCTTAGCGCACATAGGACTCTCACCCACGCTGTGCTTCACCTTACCGTTGCCACGACGTTTCGCGCGCGCCAACTTTGCGTTCGCCTGACGAGAGGTTTTAGCGAAGGCCTTGTCGGAAGCCTTCTTGGTCGCAAGCTTAAGATAAGCCGCCTTGGTCAGCGGCTTCTTCGCCTTGATACCAGCCTCACGAAGGCGGATCTGGTGAGAAGTCCGAGTCTTAGCCTTAGACTTAGTAAGAGTAGTCGAAGCGGTAGGCTCCTGGAAGAAAGCGTTGTACGCCTTCTTGAGCTGCTCCCAGCGGCTTGCATCAACGCCGTTGTAGCTGACCACGAGGTCACGAACCTGCTTAGCGGTAAGCATGTTCGTCTGGACTGCTTTAAGAGCTGACTCTTTGATAAAGCCAGCCTCACAAAGTGCGCGCAGGGTCGCGATACGAACGCGCGCCTTTGACCCATGACGTGCACTGAGGACCAGCGCACGATCGAGGAGGCGGTCAGCCTCCTTGACGATAAGCTCTTTGAGGGCTTCAGCCTGAAGCCCTGCAGAAGATGCTTCAGCATAAAGCCGAAGCATCTTCGTGGCGCTCGCCCCGCCGTTTGAAACGACAGAGGCCAGCTTCTTGTTGAGGGCGCTAAGCGGGTTGGCCGCTACGATAGCGGCCACCTTAGAAAGTCGAGGGAGGTGCCGATCGGCATACCTTCCCCCGAAGTTGTACTCGAGCGCGATGCGCTTGAGTACAGTTACTGATGCAAGTTGAACTGACATTACGTCAATCCTCTCTCCAGGCGTATAACCTGGGGTGTAGCTCGGGGGTCACATCGACACTCTCCGAGCCGTGGTTTGCGGGGAGTATAACCCCGCTAAAGAAAGAGCGCGTTGAGAAACGCGCCCGAAAAAGTGGCGGTTTGGCCATGCAGTGTAAACAAGTCAATGCAGAGTATGGTTTCGTGGTAGCCGTAACAGTGAGTCGTCGTGAACCGTTTGTCCGTTAACTTCTCATTGTATAAGCAACTACCATCTAGCCATAGCTATCTCTGCTCGTAGACTCGCTGTAATACACACATGGCTCGCAAACTCATCAATGAGGATGTCGAGACGAATCCCAAGTTTTTGATGCCGAAGCAAAAGGCTCGCCCGAGTATCGTGTGCGCAACACGACCCCAGGATATTGCCCTCGAGAAACATCAAGTACACTAGGTGTCTCCACAAAGTGGTTTGATATCGCCACTAAAGACAGGCAAATTAAAAAAAGGCGCAATCCCGAAGGACTACACCTTTTTTTAACCTAGCGCTGCGATGCTAGTACCCTTATTTTTATACTCCCTTGGTTCAGGGAGTCAGACAGAGAGGGTGATTAGCCCTCTTAGCCATCATCACTCAACACCGAGGCTAAACCTGCGGTGAGCTGTTGATAGATACCACCGTACTCGCTGGCATCGAGGTTACGTAAGAGTCCCAACCCCTTGAGCTCCACAGAAGTGTAAAACACCTCTGTATCACGACCCATAGTCTGGGAATTTAAGTAACGCTTAACGTCCCCGAGGGGCGCAAGCTGTTGAGCGAACTCGGCTTCAGCTGCATTTGAGGTCGTCTTGTTGGAGGCGACGACCATAAGGACGCTCTTCCCTCGCTTCCACAGGAAGCGGGAAGGACACGCCTTAAAGGTCTCGTCCACCAACTTAAACCACTCGTTAGCCGCGTTAACCTCAGCCTCAGCCTCAGCCTTAGCCTGTGCCTGCGCGAGTGTCCCTACCTCCAGCATGATCTTCTCGATCTCCCCGAAGGCAGAAACGATCTGATCATTGTCAAAGGTGAAGCCGGTTGCGCCAACACAAGCCAAGGCTTTGGCCTTGGCGTCACTCAACAACTTGTCAAAATTACTCATAATTGCTCCTTTCGAAAGCTAGAGTGTTAATCCCAGAGCAGCATAAAGCCCTGACAAGGGGCTTAGGGACGGGTTGAACGATCGCTACCTCTGCAGAAGGTGCGTACTACTCCACTAAAGAAGGGCAAATTAAAAAAAGCCTACTCCTTGGCAGGGAGAGGCTTTCTCTAATGAATAGTTTAACAGCTCATATCCTGGAGCCCTCCCTGTAAAGCTTAAAACTTAAGCTTAGGGAGGAATTGATTCCCAACCCAACGCATCGCTCGTTTAGAGCGAGGTAGATAGGTGAGGCCGATGCCGACAAGGCCGACAACTGTCTCAAGACCGCCGATGCTCACGAAGAGCCCGATGACGGTGAGGACAACCCCAACTCTCTCTAACCACTTAGAGAGGGCCTGGGTTACTTCTTTACCAACGCCCTCACCCACAGGGCGATTACGTGTGGCTTGGTGTAGGTCGTCATTAGACATGACATTCTCCTTTTTTCAAAGGTTACAGAGTCACTCTCCCTGACCAAGGGCCCCACTGCCAAACAGTTTCGTTGCTCCATTAAAGTGAGGCAAATAACAGGGGGTGGGCTAATAACTAAATAAGTTCCGAGCAATATATATTAATACCTACCCCTAATATTTTTTATGTATTTTATGCAGGCGTATAGAGCCCCCAACATTTTTTATATAATTATTACCTACTTATAGGAATTCCAAACATTTTTTATGTATTAAAAACCTATATAGATGCTCTACCCCAATATTTACGCCGACAATTTAAAACCGCTATGTTTAAATTTTTATTATAAATATTTTTTTACCTATATATAGCAATTTTTTAACATAAAGTAGCCTGCACTCGTTGCTCTTTAGCAATAAGATGCTCTGCTAATTCGTTGTAAAGGTATTGCATTCTTTCTTCTACATAATCGTATTCGCCTTTTTCTTCTGTATATTTCTTATAAAAAGCGATCATTTTTTGATAGGCTTCTATTTGTGCATTAAGTTTACGCACGTCTTTTACATCTACTGTGTGTCTTAGTAATGGCATTCTGGATCCTTTTTAAATTGTAAACAACTTACATATTCTAAATTTAAATGTTTTGCTTTCACTAATCTATGCACTCCGTCAAAGATAAGTTTTTCTTCTGAGAGAATGATTGGATAACTTAAGTCTGAGTTTAATACTCTTCTCATATGATGTAAAAAGAACAAATTATTTAGTTCTTCACCTTCATGTTGCCAACACCATGCTCTTGAATATCTTTCGTCCCATAGCTCTGATACTTTGATTTGTTTTGTTGGTAAGCTCTCTGAGAGCTTCCATATTTTATGTAGATCCCATTTTCTTTTGTATGTATATCTTTGTGTTTCTGGAAAATATACTGTGCTAGACATGAACAACCTTTATTTAAGTACTAAAAAACCACCGAAAACAATACAAGTTAAACCTACCAGTTGTTTTGTGCTTGGTAAATCAAAATAATAAAAACTTAAACCAAGCTCTATGATGGTGTGCAATGTATAAGTAACCGCAATAGCACCCCATATATTGTATTTGTTTACAAAGAACCACCAAGCAGCTAAACCTAAATAATTGGTAACTAATCCTGTGGTTAGCCACCAGCGCCAGGGCTGCCATTCAAGCCCAAATAAAATTTTTGCGTTTCCTTTGTACCAAAGGATTGTATATAATAAGCAACTACATAAAATATAAAGGAAAGTTTGCATGCAAGATGACCTAGTTAAGATTGATGATTCTAAAGAAGCGCGGCAAGCAGCGTTTTTTAATTCTTTGAAAGAAGATTCTTATGATTTGTATTTGAAAAGTATGCCTAGTGATAAGCTAACTAAGGTACGCAATTCAATTAATAGGATACAAACAGGTGTACATGCTTCTGCACCTTTAACATGTTTAGGACCTGACAATTGTCCGTTTATTAAGAAATGCCCGATACCTACTGTTAACCCTAATGGTACTTTAGATAAAGGCAGTCCCGAAGATTATCCTTTGGGTAAAGAATGTATTATGGAGAAGTTTTATGTAGAACAGAAGATTGTAGATTATCTTCAGTATTTGGATGTAGATCCAAATAACCCTGTAGAGATGAGTATTGTAAATGAATTAGCGCTGATTGATTTGTATAAGAATAGATGTCTTTTTGTTCTATCTAATGGAGATAGAAAAGGAGAAGGGCGTGACTTCTTGATGGTAGATGTCACTGGGTTTAATGAGAATGGAGATCGTGCAGAGAGCACGAAGCTACACCCAGTAGTAGATATGATTGATAGATTAGAGCGTAGAAGAGAGCGTTGGTTAGAGAGGCTTATGGAGACTCGTAAAGCTAAAGCTGACTTCATGGTTAAGATGGGTGAAAACCAAAACAACTCTAAGGTACTATCGGAGATACAGGCATTAAGGAGCGCTTTAGCTTCTGTAGATATTAAAGAGTTAGATGATGAGGAGATTCTTATAGATGATTGACGCTCTGAAAAACATGTATATGAATACTCAGGGTGTACCTGTAGAGATTAGCTTTACTGTAGATGGTACTCCTAGAACGATTATACTTGAGGCAGGAGCTGTATTTGACGCTACGTTTTATGGTGCGGATAATGTTGTAGTTAATGGGAAGCCTCTTTTTGAGTCTTCCATGAAAGACTTAGGAAGTATAGTTAAGCAGGCTGCTTTCTTAGACGTAGAAACATCAGGTAAAGTTGGTGGTTCTGTAATCACTGAAGCTTCTCTTTATAATGCAGAGAAGAACGTAGTAGATGTCTTTTTCATGAAGCCATATCATATGGTTAATATGAATATAGACGATATGGAAGCTGCTAGCATGTCCTCTAAGCTAGATAGAGGCGTAGTTAATATCAGGGCAAGGGTAACTCCAAAAACTCACGCTGCATCGTTTTTTACGAAACATTTAAGTGCGATACTTAGAGATCCTGAACAGCGATTAAAATTTTTAATGGAGACAGACCGACCTAGACTACTTAGAGAAGAAACTTTAAAGCGCTATCTTCTCAAAGATCATGAGCTTTTAAAAGGGTTCGATTTTAGTGATATAAACAAGCTAACAATAGAAGAAGGCATATTAAGATTAGATAAAGAACAAGGCTTGTTCAATAATGCATCCGTTAGAGACTACTTACTCAAGTACACTGCAGAAGTAGACCCATTCCAAACTAGGTACTATGTAGAAAACTTAGAAGAGGTAGAGCGTTTAGGTATTAGAAGGCACTTATTCGGTACTGCTGAAGACCAGCAGATACATAGCTTAATGTCTTATGTACGTGATCCTAGTAGAGTGGACTCTCCAGCTGAGCTATTAAAACGCGCAGAAGAAATGGAAACTATATTCCAAGAGCGGTATGCTTCTGATGTAAAAGTGAGAGCGCATTACACAACACCAGATGAAATGGTAGAGCGTATGCTACCTTTAATGGAAGGTAAAAGCATTCACGCTTCACAAGCTTTGTTTGAGTCTAAGCAATTTGGTGCAATGTTAAGAGGAAAGATTGCGCAAGAATTACTAGCCGAAGATCCAGACATTATTAAGTCTACTCCTAGAGAGTTTAATGCAGCAATAGAGAGGCGACTAATAGGGCAAGGTAACCCTTTTGAAAGGGTTGTAGCAGGAGTTTCTTATACTGGTGATCCGTTCTATACAACTGGAGACGAATACAACTTAGCAAGAGCTAAAGCTTTAAAAGAGAATTCATTTGTAAACCTATTGCCAGAGTATTTAAGAAGTACTGGTCCCAGGGAAGTTAGAGATGTTATTGACCTGCAAAAAATTATGCAAGGTTCCATACATCGTTTAGGTATCCAAGATATACCCAAACCACAAGCGATGTCAGTAGAAGTGCAAGCACGTTTATTTGGCGCAGCCAAAGCTATTGAGCAAGGCGAAGATGCAAGTGTAGTAAAGAAACTGTTGTTAGAAAAAGAAGCTCACGCATCTGCATTTGATGCGGCAGTCTCTTCTCCAAAGATTATGAGTGCAGCTCTAGAATATGCAGTTGCAGGTGAAGAGCTGTATAAAAAGACAGATCTAGGCAAACATTATTATGATGAAGCACTTAAAGGCAGAGGGCTTTTAATGGGTTTGTTTGCTTATGGTGAATTATCAAACTTTTACAGTAAAACACTCGCGCCTGATGATTTAGGTTTGATGGATATTCTGTTTGAACAACGTGTAGCTAGAAATCTAGAGTCTGTATTAGATTTAGAAAACGTAGGTACGTTTAGGAATGTAGAAGGATATAAATACATTCAAGTGCCTACCTACTCTTTGGATGACTCTGGGACTCGAGTACAAAATGCGCGTACAGTAGCTTATGCACGTACTAAAACCTATAAAGGTATGAGTGGGATCTATGCTTCTTCAAGAGTAATCGCTGATGATTATGCAGGTACTCAAGCTGAAAATGTAATACAACGCTTAATACAAAAAGTAGATCCAGATAAAGAAGTCTTTGAGTTTGATGAGCTTACTAAAGAGTATAAAATGCGAGAGCTGCCTGAAGCAGCTACTCCACAGCAAGCATCTACTTACAATGCAAGTATGGGGAGACTGAGATCTCGTGTAGCAAAGATGACTGAATCTAATGAAGGTCAAATAAAACTGTTTCAAAGGCGTATTCAACAGAAAGGCCAAGCTTTAGATAATATTATTTCAGGAATACAAGACAAAATAAAACGACACAAAGGTTTAGAAGCAAGAGAGCGTACTACGTTTAATGTATCTTCTAGAAGTAGTTTAGAAAGAGCTTTTGGTAACCATTCAGCATTACAAATAGCTAAGAAAGTATTCTTACCTGTAGCTGGTTTTGGAATGGCTATGAGTGGTCTGTCTACACTAGAGAAGTTTCAACAACCAGAACGCTCTAGCTATTTGATTCCTTCTTATCATGATTGGTTTGAGTCACAGGCTCAGATGTTTGGTAGCTCAGAATCTTTTGTTAAAGCTATGCGTGAAAAGACTGGCTATATCGAAGGCATGCAAGAAGAAGGCATGGCTGCTAAACTGAGAAAGCTTACAACAGACTTTGGCTCGCCATATACGGGTCCTGGTTATTCAGATCAAACTCTGCAGTACAATGAGCTCTTAAGAGAGCGTCAAAGAAAACTAAGATACGCATATACAGCTAGGCACTTAGAGTATACTGGTGATATACGCAATATGATTGGTAGGTTTATAAGTAATACTTTTAAGCCTCCTGAGCAAGCACCTGAACGCAATATGAGAAGTATACTTAGCTCAACTTCGTTGGGTGCAACACCTTACAAATCTTTAAGAGGTCAAAATTTAACTAAGGTATCTGTAAGTGGTAACTATAAGATAAACGTAGAGGACGCAGACACAATTACCTTGCAGCGTAATCTCGGTTCTGGAGGTATGAAGGACTTCTTCTTTGGAAGAAAGAATAACCAGTCAATGTCTATTCGTTTAGCAGGTATTGACGCACCAGAAACTGCTCACCAAAATAGAGGTGCTCAACCCTATGCAGAAGCAGCAAAACGTATTGCTGTAGATATGATTAATAGAGCTAAGAATGTAGAAGTAGTATTTGATGACAGCGATTCCACCTATGGTCGTAGAGTAGGTGTAGTTTATGCTGACGGTGTAAATGTTAACTTGGAGTTAATAAAGAGAGGCGCTGCGGCTTATCTACCTTATCGTAGTAATAAAAAACGACCAATATATGATACTCAAGAGTTTGAAGCAGCAGAACAAGCTGCTTACAAATCTAAAAGAGGTATGTGGCGCACTGATTACTTTAGAAGCTACAAGCAAATAGCTCAAGCCTCTGGGCAAACAGTTACATTTAATACACTTGTAAATCCAAGCAAAGTAGCTAACAGCTCATCGTTGATGACTATGTACTCTGCAATGAAAACAGCTGAAAACTTTGGTATGTATCATACTGAGAGCCAAATGGCTTTGGCAGATGCTACTCTTTCATTAAGTGAAAGAGCTAAGTCTAGTAAGCAAAACATATTTAAACCAGATTTTAACCAAAACGAATGGAGAGATCCTAGCTTAGCTGTTACTCAGCCAACTAACTCCATATTGACAGGCATGTACGAGTTACAATCAGATCTTCAAGGTTTGATTAATACTAAGGGTGGCTCTCAAGCTAATAAGCATTCTGCGCTCAATTTGAAAAGTAACGATTTTAAACTTTCAGAAGAGCTAGCCTCACCTAAGTACAATGCATTTAATAAAGATTATAAGTTTCATTATGCAGAGCGTAACAAAAAATTAACTAGATTAGCTACTATGCAAGCTTTGCAACATAGAGAGAATCATCGCATATTCAACTATAGATCAGGCCATCATAGGATGTAAACATGTCTACATATTTAGAAGAACTTGGAGGCACCGCAACAGGTGTAAGTATTGGAGCAATGCTAGTGCTTAAAGAAGCTGGTAATCTTCAAAAAGGCGCTATGTATAGTATGGGTATGGAGATGATTAATGGGTATAGAAACACCCCCATACTTGGTGCGGGCAACATGTATCAGCTAGGGAATCTGTACTTAGATCCAGATGACCTGATGAGAACTCCGATGACTAAGACACTCCCATCAAGTGTACTTGGTTTATCAGACGATATGAGTCGAGCACCACTTACTAGTAGAAATTTAACAAATACTGCTACTTCTGGTAGCGCTCTTTTCCCTGTATTAAATATTGGTTTTACTGCTTTAACTGGTATGCAAAAATACAGTGAAGGTGGTGGTGCAGAGTTGGGAAGATTCCTTATAGAAGATATGTATGCTCAGCTTTACGGAAATAAAGCTTCAGAGATTAAAATGGCAGTTAACAATGTTAATCGTGCTGCAATTGGCAGGTCTATGGGTTTGAGCGGTACTATAACGGGTGAACCTAGTATTCAGCAATATAGAACAATAGCTGGTTCAGCGCTACTTGGAAGAGCATTACCTGTATTAGGTGCTTATACTGGAGCTAATATGGGTTTTGGTGCAGGCCAAGCGATAGGTGAAGGACTAGGTAATATGCTGTTTGATGGTAGCTATGGGCTTGGTTTTGCAGGTGGAGTTATGGGTGCAAAGCTTGGCGCTATGGCTGGTGCTGCAATGACAAAAAGCATACCTGCAATGGCTTTGTCTGCTATAGCTGTTGGCGGTACAATGATGATGACTGAAGCTATTGGTGATATATTAAAAACAGGCTTTAAAAACAATCGTACAAGAGGTTTAGATTTTGCAGGTGATCTCTCTGCGTACAATACTAATTCTGCTGTTACTATGCGTCAAAGAGCAGTACAATCAATGCATAAATCACATTTAAATGCTCGTTCTGCACTTGGACAAGAAGCTAGCTTCCAGCATATGAATAGAGATTACTTTGCGCATTACAGAAGGTTCTAATGAGTAATATTAAAAACGAAGTAGATAACTCTTTATTTGTTATTAATGAATATGGAATTGAACACCAAGATCCCGCAGGTAGAGTATCTCAAGAAGTAATAGATTATTATGCCGACAGATACGGCATAATGACAGATGTACACAACACATGTATTAGTTGCCAAATCAGGCAAATAGAAAAATACAACCAGGGATTTGAGATTAAATGTACTGGCATTGCTAAGAAACTACCTGAAGGTTCAGGTGCTAAATTAAAAGCAATTACAGAGAGCAATCCTGAGATAGATCAAGCACAAGCGCTAAAGATTATCAAAGCAACAATTGATCCTGTTGCTTGGTGCGAACTTATGTTTGGATTCTCTGATGGGGATGATCAGTGGTTTTTAAGAAACTACCAAAAGGAACAACTGAGATGCACTAGTAAACGTATGGCAGTGCGTGAAGGCCGTCGTTCAGGTAAATCATTTGCGATGAGTTTAAAGCTTATTTACACAGCATTTAACTCACTGATAGCTAGAGGTCGAGACGCTTCAGGAAACACTATCGAGGTTGGCCCGACAATCATGGTGGTCACTCCTTACCAAGCACAGTTGACTAACATCTTTGAGGAGATGGAAAAGCTCCTCAAAAGAAACAGAGAACTAGCTTCAGAAGTAATTACAGGTACAGGTGATAGTTTATATATCAAAACTCCTACTTTTAAAATGGAGTTCAGGAATGGCGCTGTAATCCAAGGTTTTGTATCAGGTATAGGTATGCGTCAAGATGGATCAGGCGGTGGCACCATGCGTGGTTTCTCAGCCGATTTGGTATATCTAGATGAGATGGACATGATCCCCGAAGATATTCTAGATAAAGTTATCAACCCTATCTTAGCTACAACACCAAATACAGCGTTGATCGCAACATCAACGCCTATCGGTAAACAAGGCAAATTCTATGAGTGGTGTTTAAAACGCCCAGACTTTAAAGAAGATTATCTACCTTCATCTGTAATACCTCACTGGGAGCAAATCAAAGAAGAAATACTCAGGGAATCAACTAAAGATTCTTTCGCAGCTGAGTATATGGCCATTTTTATTGATGAAGAAAATGGGGTCTTTAAAAAAGACTGGGTATATAAAGCTATGGCTGACTACTCTTATGTAGATGCATTGAATAGCTCACGTTTATTAGGTAAGTTACAGTTAAAAGGTTCAACTGAAAAGATCACTTGTATAGGTATTGACTGGAATAAAAACGCAGGCACTGAATTCTATGTAGTAGGTTACTATCCATCATTAGGATTATGGATAGGTCTTGATGCTGTAAATGTACCTTCTTCTGAATACTCAGCTAAACGCTGGATCAAAGAGTTACTTGAACTTAACTATAAGTGGAAACCTGATTATATCTATGCTGACGAAGGGTACGGGCATACAATCATTGAAGACGTTAAATACCAAGCATATTCACTTAGAGCTAAAAAGAATAAGTCAGGTATGGATGAACAGACTATTCTTATTCCTGATAGACTTACAAGTTTTAACTTTTCATCTAATGTTACTTTAAAAGATCCAATAACAAATAAAGATATAAAAAAGCTAGGCAAACATTTTTTAGTTGAGAATGCTATCAGAACATTAGAAGAGGGTTTATTTATTTTTTCTAATGAAGATAAAACTTTAAGAGAACAGTTTTTTAACTATAAAATATTAAGAAGAAACGCGCAAAATAATAAACCAGTGTACGGTAAAGCCAACGAAAAGGTTGGCGATCACAGGTTAGATGCATTCATGTTAGCGCTAGGCGGTTTAGTGTTAGAAGAGAGTGTTTATTCGGGCAGACAAATGAGTCCTTCTGTACCTACGTTCCACAGAACACAAGTGTCAGGAATAGGGTATCAAAGTGCAGAGGATGAGATAGATGCACTTTTTAACCAAGCCGAAGAACAAGGATTTCCTGGGGCACTAAACGTTTTGCGTATCATGCGTGGTAATGGCTCTGAAGAAGAACAAAGAGCGATACATCAAAAGTACATAGATGATGGTATTATTAAACAACCTAGAAATGTAAATAAATCGCGTAGTATAACAAAAGAGAAAGATTTTTCTTTATTAGAAGCAATGAGAGAAAACCTAAATACACCCAACTCCTCTAAGAGTATCGGGAGTGTTTACCACACTCCTAGAAGAGGTAGGTTTGGTTCTAAATCTAGATCTTGGAGGAAGTAATTATGAGTTTAACGAACCTACTATTAAAAGGCAGTGTGCAAGATATTGCTAACTCTACATTAGCGGCTGGTGTAGGTAAGAAGGGTGCTCGGAAGATTGTAGATGCTAGAAGGGGGAGTAGCGATCTGCTTGATTTAATTCAAGCAGGATCGCCTGTAAGAGATAGACAAAATGATATGCTCGACATATTAGTGAGAGAAGAGCAAGCAGGCCGACAAAATATAGCACAGCTTTTAACAAATAGAAGAGAACAAATACATCCTGGATTCACTCCTGAAGCTTACGCAAGAAATGAAGCAATGCAGCATCAAGGGATAAGAAGCGGGCTTGATAATATCGAAACCAATCCTGCTAGATTGCTTGGTTACGAAAACCTTAAACGTGATCCAGAATATTTAGGGAGGAATGCAGCGCCTAGTGTAGATGATAATCTTGTAAATTATGTGGCACCTAATAGTGACGTAGTGCGCTCTCCAAGAGGGGCTTCAGCGCAACAAGCTATGAACGAGTTGGCTAATGAGCCACAAAGTATAAGCGATCTTTTTCAAACAAAAGCTGCAAGAGACTTTCAGTATCAATCAGGTGTACAAGGCATGGAGTCTCCTGGATTTAAACTAACTCCAGAACAACAAGCTAGGGTTGAGGCTATTGAAGGTAGCGACTATTTGAGCCGAGCAGCAAGAAACATCAGAGCAGTTGAAACTGCTGATGCAAACGCAGCTTTAATGGGCAGGCCACCCTTAGGTGGATATGGCGACGATCTACCAGTAATGAGAAACCAAGAAGTGCTTGATCAAATTGGTTACAATGAAACAGCCCATACTAGAGCAAACTTAACCACAGCTACAGAAAACCTTACAAAAGGAGTTAGCAGTGGTGGTACTGGAATGCTACAAGCTTCATCAATGCAACCTTCTAATAGTATTATGGCAGCACTAGAAGGTAGAGGTTTTGCTGGCATGGGTGCAAGCATTGGTATGGGTGCTGTGCTTGGTGGCACAGCCAACTATGCAATGGGTGGTGAATTTAGTGAAGGCGCTATGATGGG